TTATTTGTCAATATGAAAATATCCTTCCGGTGCTTCGGCCGGCTTGCCCTGTTTCCAATGACTCTTTGCCGAACCATACTTAGATGGTTCGGGATTGGGCCCGACTGCAACAAACCTCCGGCCAACTGAATCCATAAACACAATTATCCGACTATATTCTCTAGTTGGTGTAATTAGCGTACAGTTTTCATGTTTAATACCGTAAACATCTGTAAAGTCCATATTTCACATTGCTTTCCCGTATGTTTCAGTGTCAAAAATAAAAAAACTGCCTTGTTGCAAAGCAGTTTCATCAGTATCAAGATACTTTATTGTGGAACAACGTTAGTAGCTTGTGGGCCACGATCCCCTTGTTCCACTTCATAATTTACTTTTTGTCCTTCATCGAGGCTCTTAAACCCATCAGTTTGAATTGACGAAAAGTGAACAAATACATCTTTATCGTCTGAACCAGTAATAAATCCGAAACCCTTATCCGCATTAAACCATTTTACAGTACCATTTTGCATATACTAATATTCCTCCTAGAAATCAAACCAAAGTAACCAACTGAATTAACATCTAAGAAAATTGTAGATAGCAATTTTAATGATACTTAAAACTTCCAAATATGTTAACTTGCTCTAAGTATACCACGAAGTTCAAAGATACTCTAATTTGAATGTTTCAAGTGCTTTGTTCTTCAAGTAATTAAACTTACTAATGCTTACCGACAATTGCTTGCAAGCTCCATTTCGGCTGAACCGCTTCTCGATAATGTAATCATGTAAGATAAATTGATATTGTGGATCATCAATTGCATTGAGGGCGTCTTCGACTTCTTTTAACTGGTAAGCCAGGTCAACATGGTTTATCATGCGGCTTTCAGTGCCGTTTCGGCTACTGTGGCTGGATACTCCATCGAACGAGGGACTAGAAACCCGATTAAAAGCTGTCAAATCACGTTTTAGTTTGGCATATTGCTTTAATAAATTACGAATTTTCTTAACATCTTGGCGCATTGGAATCACACTTTCTGATTCCGGATATATGTATTAAAAAGAGGCTCGGGGAAGAGCCTCCCATTTGGAATATGATAATTGTCACTATTTACGGGAAAGTAATATTAGGACAAATTACAATGTTGATATTAGTACCAATCATTTCATATGTCAAACCTAATCCTCAATTTTTCCACGCAGTTGTTGAATCATGCTAACAACTTGATACGGTGTTTGCTTCATATTGGTTACTCGGTTTTGATACCAGAATTGTGTCAGCAAGGACACGGCAAAATCGTACTGTTTGTAAACAGTCAAATCTTCATTCTTGCTAACAGCCGTCTGCACGTAGTCCTTGGCGGCGTCTAAATAACTTTGAATCATTGAATCATCTTCAGTTACATCAATTCTTAGGCTTAGTTTAATATCATCAACGGTTACAGCCATGTAATCACCCCCTTAGTTTCCTGCTAGAACTGGAAATGTTTTTTTTAACGTGGTCCACGTGGCCCGGTGGTCCAAACGTTGATATATCAACGCTTTAAAGACACCCTGACGTGGTCCACTTGGTAAAATTCGTCAAATTTAGCCATTTTAATTTATGTATAGGGGGGTGTTGAATAGACACCCCTTTGTATAGCCGTGCCCAAAAGTGGGTACGATTATTTACCAGTCACAGTTCCTAACGCCACGTTAATTACAGCGGTCTTGTCAATTACTTCATAATCATTCCGCACAATTACGGAAAGTCCTTGACTGAACTGATCGAACTTGTCCCATTGGGCGGTTACTTGGTTACGCCGGAAGACAGCTACGGCTTGTGACAAGTCCCCCGCAATCATTGGGAACGTTCCGTCCGCGTTGTTAGCCAGCAATTTGTCACTGATCATAATTACCGGTGCCCCTAACAAGGTAAAACCACTGGGTGCCGTTGGATTAGGCTGTAATAAGTAGCGGCCCTCGCTGTCTTTCAGGGTATCAAGGTAATTGAACCCGGATTGGTTCACTAACCACATTTTGCTCAAAGCGGGATCTAACGTCACATTGAAAATCTTTTTTAGATCATCAATACCAGTGGCGGTTGCCTTGGCAAAGTTGGTACCAGTTAACAAGCCCATAATTTGCGTATTGTCCGTGTTATCAACCAGTTGTTGTAATTGTGTTTTAACTTCGCTGACAATATCTACTTCGGCGTCTTCTACTACTTCGTTAGATAAGGCAATCTTACCCGCCCGGGTCTTCACATCAAACGGCACTTCCGTAAACATGTTCGCGTCAACATCGGCAATGTCCGCTAGTTCGTCCTTAGTAGCCAGTACCGCAGATTGTTGACTAGTGGCAATTGGATAAGTCCCGGAACCACTAGAAACTTGCTTAACCGTTGCATATTGGGCGAGGTTGTAATTGGATTGCTTTAATTGGAAAACGGGGGTAATCAGTTCCTTAGGAATAACGGCACTGGCACCGTCAGTCTTTAAACCGTCCCGAGTTTCCCCGTGTGTCCGGACATATTGTTCAAAAGCGGGAATACCGGTTTTGTTTTCGTTGTCATTGTCATTGGTATTAGGATCAATAATTGTTTGTTTTGCCATGTTGTCAGGCTCCTTTGCTTGATTGATAAATTTTTCGTAACTACGACTTTCAATTTGAATCACTTGCTGAACACTCGACTGCCCATAACTTGGAATGGCCGTAGTCGTTAATTCATATAAGTCTTTGATATGATTAACCGTCCGGGTCACTTGACCACTCGCAGTATCTTGCGTCCAAGTATCATCGCCATTGTCTAAATCAAAGGTGAACGAGCACCCGCCAATCACCCCGTTTTTAATATTGTTATACGTATCCATCGCATAACTCACGCTAGGGTCTAGTTCCGCCGTGAACTTTAAACCCGTATCATCAACGCTCGTGATGAGGGTCCCATTGTCGGCCCGGGCCAATGGCTGGGCCCAATTATGGCTATTCAATAGTACTAATTTTGATAAGTCCAAACCATCAAGGGCGGCGGGATCAATCATTTCAACAAATTCAGTGCCATCATTTGTACTCATTTTCAATGAGGGACTATTAAACACCACGGCATAACCAGAAATAACCGGCTTGCCATCAACTTGTTGGGCTTGCGTGGCTGGTTCACCGGGATTAGACTGATCCTGATTTTCGGGTTCGGTTGGAGCGGCGTCACGTTTTTCGGCTTTCAGTTCAGCCGCCAAGGTAAATCGTTGCTTATTCTTCACTCGTATTCACTCCATTCTTTTGTAAGTTTAAGAAAATATTGCCATCGTCAGTTGGTGGTAAGCCAATCTTGGCCCGAGCTTCATTACGGCTCATAATACCACCCGTATAACCCGCTACTGCTTGGGCTTGCTGGGTCTGGGGGTCAAGGCTCAATAACTTATCCGTATTAAACGTGAAGTCATGACCAAGCTTGAATGACAGCTCGCTGGTAAAGCTATCAAAGTAATGTTGCAACGTACCTTGCAGATACTGAACGCCACTTTGCTCTTGGTTAGAATGATCATTTTCAACCCCTAAGCGCTCTGGCGGTAAGCCAAAGGCTTTAGCAATTTGTCGGGTCGTCCAGTCATTCGAGTTGACCAGCTTTAACACATCGGTATTTAAGGATAAGTTGCTAATATCCATGGTGTCGTCAGTCACAATCGTATTGATTGCATTGTCACCCGTATTGGCTTCATCAAATTGTTTACGAATATTGCCCTTAGCTTCCGGCCCTAAATCAGATTGATGGACTTTAATAATCGTGGTGCCGTGCACACCGGCAGTAAAAAAGCCGGTTAGCAATTTATTGCCGGCCGACTGAATCTGGCGCTCATCTTTCAAGGCATATAGTGGACTGATCCCCGATACCCCGTCTTTGGTGAAATATTTGAAATGCAAGATGTTATCAGGCGCGATCTGACGACTATTACCGCCAATCGGGGTAAAGGTGTAGGTTAACTCCCCACTGGCGTCGTCTTGCTCAACTGTCAATTGGTTATTAGCAATCAATTTCAACGTATGATTAGGCAAAATCTCGGCAAAGCTATTGCCATTGAGTAATAAGTTAGCTGCCAACGCATATTTGAAATGGTACCCGTCCATCTGACTATTGGGGGTCTGATTAATCATCGTGTTAAAGATTGCCGTATCGCACATAATCGGGTTGCTGGCAATATCACTCGCAATAATATTAATTGCCGCGTAAATGTCACTATTCCGCAATACTGACGCACTCACAAACGTATAGGGGTCATTGCTTGATAAACTAACCAAGGCGTCAGCCATCGGATCATGCGTGCCGCTGGTGGTACTGCTTTTAACGAAGAAACTCATTTAATCACCTCTTTGCTTTTCATAATTAATTAGCAAGGCTAGCAGAATCATTGCCATACCAGCCAGAATTAACCCCGCTTGCCAACTGATCCAGCAACCAAAGCCAATCACTAAGCAGATTAAACCGGCCACTAAAAGAAACGTCTGAAAATAATCAGAACAGATCTGCCGCAGTCGCTGTTTTGTAGTAATCTTCTGCATGTTGTTGCGCCTCACTTTCTTGGTAATAGTCCATACCCGCTACAAACGCGTTAATTAACGCCGCAATCGGGTCAATCCGGTTACTATTACGGGCTTTGTCCAGTTGCCAGCCATTGTTTAGCACTTTCAAGATGGCGTTATTGACCGCATAAGCGAGAATCTTATTGCCGTTATGTTTAATCTTGTCATCATAAAGCTGATCGCGAAAATTACGAGTTGGAATATTCAAAGTCTTGGTTCCTTGCCGCACTTCAAACAGTGGGTAACTTAATTTCTCGAATTTTGTAATTAACGTTTGCGCGTTATACGGGTCATAAGCGACGGCTTTCACTTTCCAGTTGTATTTTCCGACTAGTTTTTGTACAAAATCAAATAACTCGTCATAATCAATAATGCCACTATCAAGGCGAGTAATACTACACTCACCAGCGCGCTCCATTGACCGGTAATCAATCCCATCACGTTTAATCTTAGAATCAAGGCCATACTTAGTGCCCACAAACGAATGACTATCACAATAAAACTGACCGTTGCCAATTGGTATCAACCAACTAACCGCGGTCAAGTCATTACTTTTTGATAAATCAATGCCAATATAGGCGTCACGATTATGTAAGTCGGGTACCTTTGCCAATTTACCAGCGGTCCAATCGTCTGCTGAAATATAACTGTCCTCGCTGGCTTGCAACCACATATTGAAGTTCTTAACCAGTACCGGAATGAGGTTGTTTTGCTTAATGGCAAGGTCAACGTCGGCCTGAATCTTTTCCGTCATGCGTTGTTTAACGTGTGGTTCGCTGAATAACGGGTTTGCCTTGATCCAATTGGCTTGGTTGTAGACTTCTTCGCGGTCGTCTAGTTCCCAAATTGCCACAAAGTAGCGATCCGCTTCGGTCTTGCCCTTTAAAACGTCCGTCAGCATGTCATATTCGGCGTGCATCGGGACGTTGAGGTTAAGGCCCGAGGTGGAAATTACCGCCAGCAGGGAATTATCCTCTTGCGCCTGACCAGACTTTAAAACGTTGTAAACTTTGCGGTCTTTAGCTTCGTGCCATTCATCTAAAATAACGGTAGTCCCGGCATACCCATCAAGTGTGCTGGTATCACTAGCAAGGGCTAAGGCTTGCGAATCAGTTTCTAGGTCGGTAATAGCCTGTTTTTGAACCTTAATACGTTGCCGCATGTACTTCGATTGCTTGCGGACTTGCCGTAGACCACTTGATAGCATGTCATAGCCCAATTTGGCTTGTTTAAGGGCGTTGCTGACGAATAATACCTGTCGATTGCGGGCTGGCTGACGTTCTCTTAAAAGGCCATTAGCGGCCATACCAGAAGCCAGATAAGTTTTCCCGTTCTTCCGTGCCATACTAATGAACGCCCGATCATAACGACGGTTGCCGGTTGTTTTTTCACGCCAACCATATAACTCACTGATAAGCCATTTTTGAAAGGGTTGCATGGTGAGTTGGCTACCATCAGTTTTCGGCATTAATTCGATAAATTTAACCGCCTGTGCCGCTTTGTCTTCATCATAGTAGAATGGAAAACTATCGTCCTTAGACCGGCTTAAATCGCGTTTAAATCGCTCACACGCCCATTTAATCTTTTGACACGCAACAACCTCACCAGATAAAACTTGGTCAACATATTCAATCATGACAACATCGCCTCAAAAGTATCTCCGGGGGTATCGTCTTTCTGTTTATTTAATTCCATGCGAGCCCGGCTTGATAGTGACATGCCTAAATCATTGGCTAAGGCTTTTAAATCTTTCATGGCTTGTGACTGCAAGGCCACGTAAGGATTCGGCTTACGTACGCCAGTCTCTTGATTAGTTTGTACCAGCCCGTTCTTACGAATATCATTCTCACAAGTCTGTACGGTTGCATAAGCGCGGCAATAACTGGCTAACATGGCCCGGTCAAGTTCACTAATTGGGGTATTGGTCTTTAAGTAAGGCGCTACCCGTTGCCATTCAGTTAAAGCCCGATCATGTAACCAATCTGGCGGGGTTAAATCAAGCACCGGATAATCAAATAACGCTTTTTCAGCGTCTTTACGTTGATCACGCTCATTATTGGTTAAATGTTTCTTCATACCGGCTAAGGCTTTGACTTTTTGGCTCATTTGGAGCACTCCTTTCGTTTAAATTTACGTACCAAAAAGCCCCCACGAGTTAGACCCATAGCGGCTGATTGATACATATATCCAGAATTCGTTTATTATATCTATATTATCGCACATATTTTGAAAAAGTGCAATTAATGACGTGTTTATATTTACACATCACCCCCTGACTGGTTATTTGTTCAAATTTCGCATTATTAGTAGTGATATTTCACAATCCGTTAAAATAAGCAAAAATTCAAAGTTCAAAAGGGACTTTTATAAACACAAAAGTATGCTGTCCGCTCCTTTTGGGTCGACCATAGCCCCCCATATCAACGTTTCTGGGCTGTCATGATATTTTGAATTAGTCTCGCGGCCGAAAAATTGTCGCAGTCCATTGCCAATTTTGGCAACGTAGACGCAAAATGCGGGTTGGTTAACAAGGTCGAAAATTTCGACTCAGTAACTCAGCTGAAAGTTCAGCGCAGTATTGCGCAGATCTACTACCTGCGTGGTTAAAATGGCCATGCAGATTATTCCGCACATTTGCGGAAACGTATTTGAAGTTGAACACATAGCCGTGGTATAATTAGTCCATTCTTAGTCAATAATTGCGCAGTCAGAAATGGCTGTGCTTTTTGTTTCCCCCTAAGTTAAACTTAGTCAGTCTTTTTTAATTCAGTGGGAAGCTCTAACAAGTTAGTGTGTTATCTAAGGTCGTAACTTGCGACCACAGATACTAAAAAGCGCCGTACCTTTCAGCACGACACTTGTAGGTTATTTAGTTTATTGTTCACGTTGTTCTCTAGCCAGTCTGGTCTTCCGGTTATGATGTCGGTAACACAATGGTTGCAAGTTGCTTTCATCTAAGCGACGTGACCAATCGTCTTTGATTTCAATAACGTGATCGACCACATCGGCTTTACGGATCACTCCATCTTGGTAGCACTGCACACATACCGGATTACTTTCAAGGAACCGCCGTGACAACTTGCGCCACGCCGACGACTTGTAGAACTGTTGATACTTGCTCTCGTCAGAATCGTACATGCGTTTGTGATACCGCCACTTGTTAGTCGCCTTGTGGTGTTTCTCACAGTAGCGTGTGTCATAGGCAACCAACGTCCGACAACCTGGGTGCTCACATTGCTTCATTGGCTTAGCCATGGCCGTTGACCTTGGTTAGTGTGACCACGTCATAAGCATTCAGTTCGCTATCAGAACTAACGCCAGCAACGCGATACATAACCCCATCTAGTATTGCTTCCAAGGTCGTCGTGATCCGATCATCATGGCGCACCGCAATTAGCTGGTTGGTTGTCGCAGTCGTACCAGTAAGGCTAATCGTATTACTGATGGTCAACGTGTACTCACCACACCATACCGAGAAAGTCGGCGAGAACTTAGTAATGTTTTCGCCAGTGTTAGGATTGAACCCTGACATTTTCTCAACGCCAAACTGTACCCGCTTATTCAGGCGGCTTAGATTATAGTTCTTCATTGCTACCACCTAACAGGCCCGATTCAGGGTTATTGAACCAATCTAGTACCGCTTGGCTTGCCTCTTTGTGTAAGTCTGTTAATGCCGGATTACCATTTTCTTGATACTGAACAATTGCCACGAAGTCGGGTTCTTCGGCAAAATTGTCTTTTGTATTTCGCACAAATTGATAAATATTAAGAACTACCACTTCACTCCCATTTCGTAAATATAAATGTTCATGTTGGTTAGGTTCCCGAGTAACGAATAACTCACATTGCCCCATCTTATTGTCACAGTCAATCATTCTAATTTTCATTATAGTTAGATCCTTTCTATATATTAATCATCTAATTGTTCCAACATCTTGTACGAATTTTTGCGTTGTTCTTCATCGCTTAAAGGATTATTCAAAACTTGGTTTGAAACGTTTCGGATAACGTAGGCGTCAGCTAACCAACCTTGACTTGATTTCATAAAGTGATCGTCACTAAATTGTGCATAAATGGGGTACATGAGTTTTAAGTCTCTTACAGTTTCTGGCTCATATTCTCCATCTTCATTTGGGGTAAAGTTCCCAACCAATCCTTTATCTTTTGCTTTTTGAGTTGGATCACCATTTTGATCTAACACACCATCTTTAATCAAGGCTCTGTAAATACACGATTTTAATTCATTAACTCTATTTGAGACAACTGGTCCATATTGTTTAACGCAAATGTCAAAAGCTTGCTCAACTAAACTTGGATAAATTACTTTCATTTTTCGCTTTCCTCCTGTACTTGAAAATGTTTTTTTTAACGTGGTACACGTGGTACACGCGGACAATCGTTGATATAACAGTACTTTCAAGTGCCTTGACGTGGTACATTTGGTGGTACAACGTGGTACACTTAGCATTTTCGATCATTGTACGCGAACATATCCATGTGGAAACTTGCCATTCATTCTAATTCTTTTAGCTTCCCAGCCGTCCATATTGTCCATTAATAACTTGATTCGTTTAGCTTCCGAGTTTGTTCGCCCGGTTAAATAACGATCAACTGTTTTATGGAAGACAACTTCCATAATTTCCAGAGTTGTTGTTTGATTGAGTAGTTTCCGTTCATTACTAACTTGATCTTGTAGCCACTTAGAATGATGGCCGTAGTCACTGACATAGCTTTGTTTTAAGCCGGTACTCATGTTTTCCCAATCTGTGGGAACTTCCATTGCTAAAAACGCTTCGATAGCATCTCGCATAGGGTCAACAGCTTCCGCAGCCATCTGATACGCCTTAGCCTCTTTCATAGTGGCCTGATCCAGATATAGCAGTTCACCATTCCTAAACCAGTACATGGCTTCCGCCAATACTTGAAGCATGTAATTCTCGTCCGGGTGCCATACATCTAATTTGGCCTTGTTGACCCCACATTTAATTGGATAAAAGCGCCGTTCACCGGTCGCGTCCTTTAAATAGTCGGTTTGGTTAGTTGTGCCAATAAATACGCATTTACGTGGGTGCGGTAACGCATAGCGGCCATAACTATTCCGATATGTGTCGGATTGTGCACTAATAAAATTTTTAATTCCCTCAACGTCCGTTTTCTTCATGGCGGAAAGCTCGGCAACTTCAATAATCCAACTACCTTGTAACTGTTGATAATCGTCTTTCTGCTTACCCATTCCTTTCAACGAATCATTGAATTTATCCGGGTATAGATTCTTACCAGCCGTACTCTTGCCAAGTCCTTGGCTTCCCTCTAAGATAGGGACAATTTCAAACTTAACTCCGGGAACATAGGCCCGGGCAATAAGACCAGTTAGCCATTTCTTAGTGATGGTACGGGTGTAGTGATTATCTTCGGCACCTAAGTAATCAATGAAATAACGTTCAGCACGTGGCTGGCCGTCCCATTCTACCGCTTCAATACGAGCCTTAACCGGATTGATTGTCTTGCGGCGTGCCTCTGTAACTACCGCATCAGTAATGTTTTCCTTGCTGAATAACAAGTTATAATGATCTTCAATATAACTTCTCAATAACGTGTCATCACTATCATTCCAAAAACCTTTTTTGAACGGTGAATTTTCTGCTTGTGGTGTTTTAACGATTTGTTCCGAGAACTCGTCAAAGACAACTAGCCCTTTCAGCATTTCATCATGTTCCATAATTAAGCGGATATTGTAAAGAGACTGTGTTTTGATTCCATCGTCCGAATTCTTTTTGAATTCATTCTGCCAATCAGCGGCACGTTGCATTTTGATAACATTATTGGCCGCTTCTTGGGTCTCTGCTGGTAAATCCATTGCTTTACCCATTAATGAACCCCCTTACTCTCTCGTTTTAAAATAGATTGAAAAATTACATTAACCTCCTTGCTTGGTAGTGCCGGATCAACGAACGAATCATTAATCACTGACAGCATGTTATAAACTGTCTTGGGATCGGCACCGACACCAAACATTCGACCGGCAATTTTAGTTAACCAAGCGTTACGATTGCCTTGGGTTGTCCCGGTTACCATTTCATCTAACAAGTGACCGGTATACTTCTTTTGGCGTGTGGTATAGGCGTGTTCTGAAGTCCAGTTCACTTTTTGGCCCGCCAACTTATCGACTAACCATTGAGGAGCCGGCTTAATATCAGCCAATGTTCGGCTATCTAAAGGTTTATATTGTTTACCATTAATTTCACTTGGTGCAATCACCGTGAAGTCACTTAACAAGTCAATCCCGGGCCAAACGTCAATTTTACGAACCTTAGCACCCGCGTATTTCAAAAAATAATGTACGCCGCCGTTAGCCGTACATTCAATGTAGGTATCATTCGGCAACGTCTGTCCTTGCTTAAATAGTTGTGCCAAGCTAGTCCGGCCGTTTTTAGTTGGATCGTGCATATCAATGTCAACAACTAATAAATCTGATAAATCTAGGCGCAAGCCTAAGTTGTAAGTCGGGTGCTTTTTGAACCATGCAAAGATGGTGTTCTGGTCACTAGTTGCGGCTTGGTAGCCCGCCACCCCTTTAGGTGGCTTCTTCGTATTCTCAATTAGTGGGTAAACCGCATAGCCTTGTTGGGCCAGCTCAATGGCTTTATCAAGCGTTGCGAACTCTTTCATTTTTCAACACCGCCAAACGTATTAAGCTCATCAATATCTGTATAGTGATTTTCTGCATATTGCTTTATGACAGTGATTAGTCCACTCAATTTTTCGGAATAATCTATATTGTTATTAACGAAGTATTCATAGACAAAATCATCTAAAGCCCCTATTGAAGTTACGAGTGATCCAGCCTCAAACGCTAGTTCATCTAAATCTTTAGTTTTCTTCATTACAAATTCCCTTCATATAACCGTGCTAACGTGTTAAAATAAGGGAAAGCATATTTTGAAGTAACTCCATTCGACCTACTGCTGTCCAAAGCAAAGTAGGTCTTTTTTGTATGCTTTCCCATGAGACTGACCTCACATTCCAAAATACCGACGCGGGTTCTTGATTAACTTAACCACTACGTTGCCGACAAACGACACAATCATAAATTTGATTGCCCATAAGATTGCTGTTGCTATCATGAAACCACCTCCTTAAATTTGTTCTGCCCCCGCACGGTACAATTAAATTTTATGTGCTTCCATGAACTTATCAGCGTCTAGTTGGTCAATACGCTTTGTACCGTTGATTGCAACTACTCGTAAACCCTGCTTAATATATTTGTAAAGCGTGTTGTATGATTTAATGTTCAAGCACTCCATGGCTTGCTTATATGTCATATAACGTGGCAATTCTTTCCTCATTCTATTTCGCCTCTCTTAACAATACTTTTTGTCTTGTCAACAAGCTCATCATATATTATACTTTTTGTCTTGTCAATAGCTAAAAATACTTTTTGTCTTGTTTCAATCTTGTTAATGGCTTATACTTTTTTAGAGGTGATATCAAATTGAAAAACAGGATTAGAGAACTACGCGAGAGAAAAAATCTAACATTAGTTGAACTTTCAGATTTATTGTTTAAAACGTTTGCCATCAAAATATCTCCCGACTTATTAAGTAAATACGAGCGTGGCGATAGAAAAGCTCAGAGCAATACATTGTCAGGTTTAGCCTATATATTTGGCGTGCCCACCGATTATTTAGATGGATCAAAAACCATTAAATCCATAGTAATAGATGGGGTGCTTGATAGAGTGAAAATGCAACGAATTTATTTCAAGGTCTCTGAAGAAAGGGGAGGATATCCAGTTGAAAAGTTGAAAAATTATATTGAGGAAGAGATGAAAAGTAACTTTATAACCTTTTTGTTAAGTGATGCATATAAAGAAAAGCTCGGGATAGACGATGAGTCACTGAATGTGAGAATTAGTGAAGCAATCCGCTTAATATCCAATGCGGTGTTACTGCGAACCGACACTGATAATTTTAATCCTTCAGGAATTTTTCACCAGCTGATTATTGACGCCGATTCAATAGGTCAAGAATTCGAGTCTGATGAACTTGATTTCTCAACAATTTCAGAAGAGCAAATAAAAACCATCAATGAACTACTCCCCAGCATTAGGAAAATAAGAGAACAGGCTAAAACAGCTTTTGAACAATTAGCTAAAGATAAAAACATAAATCCTGAAACAGGATTTGAAAGAATGATTCGGAAAAGTCTAAATAATTAGAATAAAGACAATAAACACACGTCACTGACATACCTAACAGTTGGTACATTTTAAGTATCCTCTACATAACACTGCCCCCGCACGGTACGTTATGGAGGAAATTATAAATGGCAACAATCAAGAAGTATCAGGATAAGGACGGGAATACCCGTTATCAGTTTCAAGTTTATTTAGGTGTTGATCCTCAAACTGGTAAAAAAAAGTCAACCCGGCGGCGGGGTTTTAAATCAAAAAGTGCTGCCCGTATTGCTTTATCCAGAATTGAAGTAGAGTTACAGCAAGAACCGGTTTTACCAGTTGATAATAATATTCTTTTCGTTGACGTTTATCATGAATGGTACGACCAGTATATTAATACCGTTCGTGAAAGCACTTGGGCACGGACTGCTGGCATGTTCGATAATCACATCTTGCCGTTGTTTGGTAACAAGCGGTTGCGAACCATCACCGTCAACCAGTGCCAGCGTGCTGTTAATCTGTGGTTTAAAGAAGTCACGTACAATTACAAGCGTTGGTACAATTATCTGGTAGCAGTCTTTGAATACGGCTTAAAACACGGCTATATCACACATAATCCAGCTAGAATGATTACAATGCCAGTTAAGCCTGATAGTTGGGGTGACAAGCCCGACAACTTTTGGGATCGTGATCAACTCAAGACGTTCTTCAATTGCATTGACCAACAAAAAGAGCCCGAAAAGTATTGCCTATTCCGGGTACTAGCGTTTGCGGGCGTGCGACGCGGTGAGTGTTTAGCCCTGACATGGCAAGATATTGACTTTGTCCATAAGACCTTGCGGGTTAATAAAACGCTCACCCAAGGGAAACGCGGCAAGCAGATTATTCAAGCCCCTAAGACAAAAAAAGGCCGCCGCACTGTCAGCTTAGACAATACGACGGTAGAAATATTACAGCGCTGGCATAAACGGCAACGTGAATATTATTTGTTTTTAGGTTTTAATACGTTACAGCCGGATCAGTTAGTTTTTGCTAACACTAAGAACGGTTTTAAATCGCTTAATACTCCGGGTAAGTGGTTAAAGCGGATCATCACTGACTACCACCTAACCCCTAGTATTACCATACATGGCTTTCGACACAGTCACGCCTCCGCTCTGTTTGCCGCTGGTGCTACCATTAAAGAAGTACAAACCCGATTAGGCCATGAGGACGTTGCAACAACCCTAAATGTTTACACACACGTCACTAAGGGCCAAAATCAACAGGCGGCCAACAAGTTAGCCAATTATTTAGGCTTTTAAACTTGGTATATTCAGACAATTTTTACTAAGTGTACCACGTTGTACTGGGTAATGAACCACGTTAGGGCACTTTGAAACGTTGTTAAATCAACGATTGTCCGCGTGTACCACGTGTACCACGTTAAAACGAAAAGTTTCAGCTCCAGCAGGAAACCGGGTTATTTTAACGTTCTATAGTAAAAGTAAGCCAATTGGTAAGCCAAGGGTAAAAAGTTTCACGTGAAACACCGCATAAGCACTGGTTTAATAGCGTTTATGTTTCAGTTGGGTTCAAACCCCTGACTGCCCATCATATAACCACACTAATCAGTTTTCACGCCGTGATCATCCACCGTGAAGGCTGATTTTTTTGTGTCGTTATTTTGAGCAAAAAACATGACAAGCACTTGTTTCTCCCGCATACTGGATAGAAACGAGGTGACTGAC